GAGTTCATAGAATCCAGTCATCTTATTAAAAAAATGTCTTGGAATCATATTATAAAACTCCTCAACAGATAGCCCCATTAATCCAAAAGCTATCTCTTCCAATCTGTCCCAAGTCAGTTTTTCTTCTGCTTGGGATTCGGCTTTTTTTCATTTACCTGCCCCA